TAATCCTGATGACAGCGGGCTGTGAAGATCGATGGAGATATTACTGTCAGGATCCAAAGCATTTCACAGAGAAGCGCTGCCAGCGCCCTGACTGTTTGTTCTCTCAAGACTGTCCTGATTACCTTGTAGCACCTGTGCTCGAGAAACAAGTCGCACCTCAACCGGAGCCCGCTAAATGAAGATGCTCGAAATCAAGTCTGTCGATGATCTTGTCCGGCTCATTCAGGTCATGGTCTGGGCCTTTGTGGTGTTCGTCTTGATGCTGGTGCTTGGCGGCATCGTGGGTTCAATGCTGTACTCGGTGATCTTCGTCACGCAGCCGATCAAGTCGATGGCTCCGATTGACCAGGCATTCACCAAGATGCTCAACGACATCGTGCTGATCTTGGCCAGCAGCGTCACCACCGTGGTGAGCATGTTCGCCGTGAACAAGGGATCGCAGGCATTGGCGGAGAAGATCGCCCCAAGCCTGGGAATCCCGCCGACACCTGGAATGGCACCTACGCCGGCCAACATCGCCACCTGGTCGCCGCAGATCGGCTCCCCTCTTCCCGCCTGGGTCAACCCGCCACTGGACGAAGACTGGAGACCACCGCCACCTCCCACGACCCCGCCGGATTACCTGCACCCTGAGCGTGAGGAAATCGCCCTAGAGCGCGCCGCAGCGGAGGCAGCATGAGGTTGTACCTCATCATCGGCGTTTTGATCGCTGTGGGCCTGTTTGGGGCCTACGAGCATCATGCCGGGTATAAGGAGCGCGACGCAGAGATGCAGGCTGAGATCGCGGCCAAGAACGAAGAGGCTCGAGCCAAAGAGCAGGAACTCAACAAACAACTCAACGAAAACGCCACCAAGTTACAGGAGGCCAACCATGCCATTGATGAAAAACAGTCTGCTCTTGATCGCGCTATTCGTGCTGGCCGGGTGCGCCTCCCAGCCACAGGTTGCGTACAAGCCGGTGCAAATCCCACCCCTGCCGCCGGAGGTGGGGACCAAGCGGGAAGCGAATCAGATCGAGAAACTCTCGCAGCTATTGCAGCCATCGTCGCCGAAGGACAGCGCAACACCGAGCAGCTCAACGCCTGCATCGACGCTTACAACGCAGCAAGGAGCCAAGTGAATGGTCAACGCTGAACAACTCCAACGCCTGAAGCTGGACATCGCGCTGGTGCCGGCATTCAATGACACCTTCGCCAAGTTCGGCATCGCCACGCCGATCTGCCAGGCGGCATTCATCGCCCAGTGTGGCCATGAGTCTGGCAACTTCAAAAAGCTCGAGGAGGGCTTGAGCTACTCCGCCGATCGACTCATGAAGGTCTGGCCAAAGCGCTTCCCAACGCTGGAGAGCGCGCAGCCCTACGCGCGCAACGAAAAGGCGTTGGCCAACAAGGTCTACGCGAATCGCATGGGAAACCGTGACGAGGCTTCAGGTGACGGGTACCGTTTCCGTGGATCTGGCTGGCTCCAGTTGACAGGGCACGACAACTTCTACCATTCTGGCAAAGCCTGCGGCGTGGACTTCGTGATGAATCCAGACCTGGTGCGCACGCAGCAATATGCCGCCATGACCGCCGGATGGTTCTGGTCAACCCACAAGTGCAATGAGAAGGCCCAGGCCCAGGACTGGGTTGGCCTGACCAAGATCATCAACGGTGGAACCGTGGGGATTGACGATAGGATATTCCGCACGCAGCAGGCGCTTGCCGTGCTGACAACCTAATGCGAAAATCCCCCGAACCGAAAGGCTTGACATGACGACACCCTCCTGGGTCCTTACGTATGACAGTTTGACCAGCACGGTGCTTCAGTACCTGGAGCGCAAGGATGCCGCCACTGTCAACGCGATCCCGACATTTATCTCTTTGGCTGAGTTCGAAATCGCCGAGCAGATCAAGACGCTTGGCCAGCTTCAGGTCGCTGAGTCGAGCATGCAGCTAGGCAACCCTGTCCTGCAAAAACCCGCGCGCTGGCGCAAGACCGTTTCCATGAACGTCACAGTCAGCGGCAAGAAGCAGCCTGTGCTGTTGCGCAAGTACGAATACCTCAAGAACTACTGGCCAGATGCCAGTCAGACGAGCGTTCCCCTGTATTACGCCGACACCGATTGGGATCACTGGTACATCTCGCCAACCCCCGACCAGGCGTACACATTCGAGGTGCTGTACTACGAGCGCATCGCCCCTTTGAGTTCAACCAACCAGACGAACTGGCTGACCCAGAACGCACCCAACGCCATGCTGTTTGGAACGCTTCTTCAGGCCATGCCGTTCCTCAAAAACGACCAACGCCAAATCTTCCAACAGAAATACATGGAAGCGCTGCAGGCCCTCAAGAAAGAGGATGTGGACCGCGTTGGTGATCGTCAATCTGTTGCAGTGGATAGCTAATCATGACCTCTTACGTCTCACCCTACACCGGTCAAACAATCAGCCCATCACAAGTGGGCTATGAGTCTTTGACCATCTCCACGGACACGATTTTGCAATGGCCGGTCAACGGCAACACATCAAGCGTCGTCGCCAACATCATCGAAGTCACTGCGACGACCACGGGCTTGAAGGTGTTCATGCCGGCGGCCACAGAGGTTTCTGACGGTCAGTCAACGCTGTTTCGCAACATCGGCTCGAACGCATTCACGGTGGTGGACACCAGTGGAAACACGATCGTCAGCGTCGCGTCAGGAATCGCCCAGTACGTCTATGTGACTGACAACAGCACGATCAACGGCACATGGAGCTCTGTCCAGTTCGGCGCGGGCACATCGGCTGCCAACGCTGCCACGCTGGCCGGTGCCGGTCTGCAAGCCATCTCCACCACGCTGAACACCGCGACAGCCGTGACGGGTGTCTCGTCGAACTACTACATCACCAACAATGACCGCTCCAGCCTCATTGTGTGGACAGGCGGTGCCGGCACGATCACTTTGCCCACCGCGCAGTCTGTCGGAGCGTCTTGGTTCATTATCTTCAAAAACGACGGCACAGGCATCTTGAACATCGCCTTGTCGGGAACCAACACCATCGACGGCCAGTCCAGCGCGCAGCTGCAGATCGACGAATCATTCGTGGTGGTTTCTGACGGCCTGAACTGGTACTCCTACGCATACGGCCAGTCGGCGACGTTCTTCTTTACCCAGTTGGTCAAAACGGTCACTGGCGGCACGGTGACTCTGACAACCGCTGAAGGTTCCGCGATCATCCAAGAGTATGAAGGAACCCTGGTCAGCAACTGCACGGTGATCGTGCCGCGCACGGTCCAGATCTATTCTTTCCGAAACCTGACAACAGGCCCGTACACGCTGACCTTCAGCACGGGCGTGGGCGGCGGATCAACGATCACGTTGCCTCAAAACCAGACGATCATTGCGATCTGTGACGGCACGAACGTCTACAACGCGCAGACATCGACATCGAGCACGATCAACGCCTTGACACTGGGCAACGGATCGGCTGCAGCGCCATCCCTGTCGTTTGTGGGCGATTCAACGACGGGTCTGTACCTGGCGGCCACTGGCCAGCTCGGCATTGCCCTGAGCGGCGTGAACGCGGCTACATTCAGCCCCACAGGATTACTCATCCCCGTCGGCATCAGCGCTGGAGCCTTCTAATGACCTACGCCGTCTACATCATCACAAACATTGTGAATGCCAAGCAGTATGTTGGCATTACAAAACGCTTGCAAAAAAGATGGGCGGAGCATAAACGCATGCATGGAGGTGAATGTCATGGACTTTATTCTGCAATCAAAAAATATGGCAAAGAAAAATTTGTTTTTTCACATATTGCTGATGCGTTTGACAAAGAATCCGCTTGCGTGATTGAAAGACTCTTAATCAAAGAGCACAACACATTGTCGCCATACGGATACAACCTAACCTCTGGCGGTAATGGTGGCTTTGAAATGTCCGACTTATCTAAAGAGAAAATGTCTCTTGCAAAAAAGGGAAAGCCAAGCCACAACAAAGGCAAACCATGCAAACCGGAAATTGTTGCAAAAATTTCCGCCTCCAAAAAAGGAAAACCATGGACAAAAGAACAAAGAGAAAAAATCATAGCTGGTCAAAAAGCCTCTAAAAAACACGGGCAAGGCATGTTTGGGAAAAAACACTCCGAAGAAACCAAGATCAAAATGAGATTGGCTCAGATGGCAAGATTCGATGCTGAGAAAGCAATCAAAAAAGCCGCTGAGGTGTCAGCATGACAGCCAAAGTTGTACCGCTCAAAGTTGGACCTGGCATCCAGCGTGATGGAACCATCTTCGCCGCTCCATCGTATGTGGACGGCAAGTGGGTCCGTTTCCAG